GAAAAAGGATTTTTTTAATGGTAAGAGTTAATAACGAATGGGATAGGTTAAGAGAAGTATTCGTTGGTACAGTAGAAAATGCAAATAATCCAATTAAAGGTAAAGATTTACATGCGATTAATTATGCAGATAAAAATAATATAGATGATGTAAAAGAGGGTTATTATCCTGAACAAGTTATAGAAGAAACAAAAGAAGATTTAGATATTCTTGTACAATCTTTAAAATCTTTTTTTGATATTAAAGTTCGTAGAATGAAACCGAATCAAAATAATAAAATATTTCAAACAATTGATTGGGTTTCAGATGGATATTATACATTTTGTCCGAGAGATAGTGTTACAGTAATTGGAGATACGATTATAGAATCACCAATGACGTTACGTTCACGATATTTTGAGACATTTGGATTTAGAGATCAGTTTATTGAGTATATGGAAGATGGTGCAAGGTGGGTATCAGCACCAAAACCAAGATTAACCGATGATAATTATCAAAGAAGAGATTTAACTAAATTAACACTTACAAATGTAGAACCCGTTTTTGATGCGGCTAACATTTTACGGTGTAATAAAGATATATTATATTTATTATCGAACACAGGTAATAAACTTGGTGCAAAATGGTTACAAAACTTTTTAGGTGATGAATATAAGGTTCATGTTCTTGAAAATATGTATTCTTATGTTCATATTGATTCAACTATAGCACTTTTAAGGGAAGGATTGTGTTTATTGAACCCAGAAAGAGTGAATGATGACAATATGCCTGAAATTTTAAAGTCGTGGGATAAGATTTGGTGTCCACCTTGTGTAGATATTGGATATTATGGTAATTTTAACCACGCATCTACTTGGATTGGGTTAAATTTGTTATCAATTGATGAAAATACTGTTATTGTAGATGAAAGTCAAGTAGAGTTACATAAATTATTGAAAAAGCATAATGTTGATAGTTTACCATTACGAATAAGACATTCGAGAACACTTGGTGGCTCATTTCATTGTGTAACTACGGATATACATAGGCAAAGTTAATATGGAAAAAGTAATCATAGTAAATCCCGACGCTAAAATGGATGCAAAGCAATTTGCATATGCACCTTTGGGTCCATTATACATTGCGGCTGTCTTAGAAAGAGATGGTTTCGAATGTGAGTTGTGGGATTTAAGAGAAGATTACAATTCTTATGATAATCCACCAAAAGGTGATATCTACTGTATCACTGCCGTTACACCACAAATAGATGATATGAAAGAAGTGGCTCGTAACATTAAAAAGAAGTATGGTGATAAAGCATATACTATTATTGGTGGTCCTCACGCAACTTGGTTACCAGATGATTGTGTTGACCATTTTGATTGTGTAGTTCAAGATGAAGCTGAAGGAATTATAACCAAAATATGTACAGAGAAACCAACAGGTGTTCAAAGAGGTGATAGGATTGTTGATTTAGATACAATACCACATCCAGCAAGGCACTTACTTCCCGACCATAGAGCAGCAAGTACAGATTTGTGGGGTGGATATAACTACGAAAGTAATGTGATTGGTGCGACACTTATGTCAAGTAGAGGTTGTCCTTTCGCCTGTGCCTTTTGTGCCAACCTACAACAAAAAACAAGATTTAGAAGTGCAGAAAATGTTATAGAAGAAATAGAACTAATGATTGAAAAGTATGGTGTAAAACATTTTAGATTCTTAGATGACAATATAATCATAGATAAGAAAAGGTTTGAAAGATTAGCACCAATGTTACACGAATTAGATATTAGGTTTAGATGTTCGATTAGTTCAGTATTATTAAATGATGAGTATTGTGAATTATTATATCACGCAGGATGTAGAGAGGTTGGTATAGGTTTTGAATCGGCAGATGACGACATACTAAAACTTATTAATAAAGCTGGTAAAGCAACCAACAATATGCACAAAGATGCAGTTCAAGTTATACAGAAGTGGGGAATGAAAGCTAAGGTTTATATTATTACAGGTTTACCTGGTGAAACAAAAGAATCAATAGAAGCAACAAAGAAGTTTGTATTAGATTTAAAACCCGATAAGTGGATTTGTTTATTATTCACACCATATCCTGGTACACCTATTTATATGAATCCTGATTTCTATGGTGTAGAGATAATACATAAAAGGTTTAGAGAATATGTTCAGTCTTACCCATCAAAGAGTCATGTAAATCTTAAAAAGATAGGTAATGGTGAGATATTGGCAACAAATAAAGATTTAGAAGAAAGGTTTGAAGATTTGTATCATTGGTTAAACAAATTAAATCCAGAATCTATGGAGTATAGTTCTTTTAATGGATAATTTATGATAATGGCAATTTTATATAATAAAAGTTATAAAGATATTGCAGTTAGTACAAGAGAAGAAATAATTAATTATTTTTCTCATATGCCTGGAAAGAAGAATACACCACATCGGTTGGTATCAGATCATAAAAATTTCGTAGATAATTTTCAAATGGAATCACGTAATACATTTGATGTTTTTGAAGTTTATATAAAAGGGCCTCAAGATAAAAATGCAGAATATAATGAAATTTGGCCAAAAAACTATGTTACAACTGTTTTTAGTAAAAGAGAACTTAATAGATTGCCAAAAGAAAATGAAATAATAGAAACTTTAGATACGATATCTGATTTTGAAAAAGGTCTTTATATAAGAAGAAGAGTTATAGTTGAAGGCGCAGATATAAGGGATCCAAGTGATCCAGGAGTAGAACATTTGGTATGAGAATATTTGGTTTTAATGCATTGAATCATGATGCAGCTTTAAGTGTTATAGAAGATGGTGAAATACTTTTCGCAGGTCATTCAGAAAGATATAGTGGTAAAAAGTTTGATGCTGAATTAAATGAAGAAATGGTACACGAAGCGCTTTCATATGGAATGCCTGATAAGGTAGCATGGTTTGAAAAACCATATCTTAAAAAGACAAGACAACTTTGGGCAGGTCAATACGGAGAAGTATTTAATACATCTAATATTCCATCTCAATATCTAAAACAATTCGGTATATATAATAAAGTTCAGTATGTTCCACATCATTTATCTCATGCTTCAGCAGGATATTACACTTCACCTTATGATGAAGCGGCAATTGTAGTTATAGATGCTATTGGTGAATGGGATGTAATGTCTATATGGTATGGGTGTGGAAATAAATTAGAAAAACGTTGGTCAAAGAAGTATCCACATTCACTTGGGTTATTTTATTCAGCTATGACACAAAGACTTGGATTGAAACCACAAGAAGATGAATATATTCTAATGGGAATGGATGCTTGGGGTCAGAGAGATAAAAAAATAAAAAATAGAATATATGATGATTTAATTAGAACTCGTATGAATCTTCATCGAGGATGTTCGGCTTGGGATTTAGATTTTTATCCTGACGATGATAGTGATAAGTGGAAATTTGATGTAGCAGCAAATGTACAATGGATATGTGAAGAAGAAATCCAAAAAATATTTAAATTAACACAACGGTTAGTACCCGAAACTAAAAATTGTGTTTATATGGGTGGAGTAGCATTGAATTGTGTAGCTAATTCAATTATAGCAAAAGATTATTATCCTAATTTATGGATATTTCCAAATCCAGGAGATGCAGGTTCATCACTTGGTTGTGCGGCATATGTATATGGTGAACATATTAATTGGAAAACACCATTTACAGGATATAATATAAAAGGTGAGTACCCTGTTACTCAAGTGAGTAAAGAACTACTCAAGGGAAATATAGTTGGTGTGGCAAATGGTAAAGCAGAATTTGGACCAAGAGCATTAGGGAATAGAAGTTTACTTGCTGACCCAAGAGGTGATGATATAAAAGATAAAGTAAACAAAATTAAACATAGACAAGAATTTAGACCTTTTGCACCATCTGTATTAGAGGAATATGCACATGAAATCTTTGATATGCCTGTTCGGAAATCTCAGTTTATGCAGTTTGTAGCAGATTGTAAGTATCCTGAAAAATATCCTGCTATTTGTCATGTGGATGGAACTTCAAGAGTTCAGACGGTAAGTAAAGATGATAATCCTGCTTATTATGAGTTAATAAAACAATTTTTTGAAGAAACAAGGTGTCCTATGGTATTAAACACAAGTTTAAACATAAAAGGACAGCCAATTGTTAATGATGAGACAGATGCTTTAGATTTTCAAAAGCGTTATGGAGTAAAGGTTTTTACTAAATAAGATATTTATTAGTAATATAATGGGGCTTTTTTATGATCAAATTAATGGATTTATTAACCGAAGGTATAAACGATCCAGGAATATTCAAGGCAGTTTTTCTTGCAGGTGGACCTGGTAGTGGTAAATCATATGTCGCTAGTCAATTGTTTGGTATTCCAAATAACGTGAATATTTCTGCCTATGGTCTTAAAATGGTTAATCAAGATACAGAGTTGGAAACGTTTTTGAAAAAGTATTTTGGAAGTGTTGATATAGATATGATGCCTGATGAGTTATTTAAACAATTAACTGATCCAAAATCTGATGATTATAGTGGAATGAGAACACATACTAAGACATTAAGTAAACAAAGATTGAAACTTTATACTAATGGTAGATTAGGAGTTGTTATTGATGGAACAGGTCACAAATATGGTGATGTAAAGGCAGAACGACAAAAATTGATTAATATGGGTTATGATACTTTTATGGTTTTTGTGAATACAAGTTTAGATGTAGCTCAAAAAAGAAATATGGAAAGAGCGAGAAAACTTCCATCAGAGATTGTAGAAAAGTATTGGCAAGATGTACAAAAAAATATGGCATATTTTCAAGGTTTATTTGGAAATGCTAATTTTTTATTAGTTGATAATAATGCTACATTAAATTCAAAACAAGCGTTAAGAAAATTTAATATGTTAGTGGGGAAAGGTATTGCTAAATTTATTAAGAAACCTATTAAGAATGCTATTGCAAAAAAATGGGTTAAAAAACAACAAATCCTTAAAAAACAAGGAAAATAATATGTTAACAACATTCGATGAGATTATTGAGTTAACTCTAGAACACGAGGGTGGATATGTCCATGATCCGAAAGATTTGGGTGGTGAGACTAATTTTGGTATTGCTAAAAGGTTTTATCCTGACGTAGATATCAAAAATCTTACCGTAGAGGGTGCTAAAGAAATCTATAAAAAAGATTATTGGGATAAAAATAAAGTAGATGCTTTACCCGATAATTTAAAACATATCTTTTTTGATATGTGTGTAAATCAAGGTAGAGGAGCCGCTGTAAAGATTTTACAACGAGCAATTAATGGTAAAGGTGGAAAAATATCAGTTGATGGTGGATTTGGGCCAGGTACTAAAGCCGCATTAGCAAAACATACACCTGAATTAGAAAGAGTTCGTTGTTACAGATTAAAACACTATTATGATATAGTGAATAAGAAACCTGAACAAGAAAGATTTTTGTTTGGATGGTATCGTAGGGCATTGTCAGTATAATGCCAAAAGGAGATTGCTATAAGGCGAATGGTAGAATTGTGATGAAAAAGATGTCCGCTTCTGATGCAAAGAATTGGATACTTTGTCATGGTGTAGGAATTTTACAAACAGATGGTAAACCATTTGGACACGCTTGGGTAGAGAATGGTAGTAGGTGTATTGATAAAAGTAATGATCAAGATATTAATTTACCTAAGAAATTATATTATCAGTTAGGTAATTTTCCAGTTAAAGGATATAAGATTTATAAATATACACCAGAACAAACAGGATTGGCTATGGTAAGAAATAAACATTGGGGTCCTTGGGATTTAAAACCACCGAGATAAATTATGAGAAAATTTCATATAGATGAACCGAGAGAAATCGGAAAAAAGAGATTAAGAGTAACACCAAAAGAGTTAAATATGGTTAAAAATGATTTAACTGAATTGGCAGTTAAGAAAAAATTAAAAGAGTTAGTTAAAAAGGAAATAGCAGAACGACAAATAAGGTAATTATGAATGAATAAGTTAACTCAATGGCTAATTGATCCTTATGTGAAAGAGGAATTTGGTGCACCTGCAGGTGTACTACCTTCACCTAGTAAAAAATACGTAAAGAAAGCTAAGAAAAAAGTAGATCAATTAAATAAACAGATAAAGTATACAGATACTTTTAGTACACAACATCTTGATGAGGCACAAGATTGGGATAAGATTATTGCTATATATCCAGGTAGATTTCAACCATTTGGACCACATCATTTAAAAGTATATAAATCACTTCAAAAACAATTTGATGATGTTTATATTGTAACTTCTAATATTCAGAAACCACCTCGACACCCTTTAAATTTTAAAGAGAAAAAAGCACATATGGTTAAAATGGGAATTCCTTCAAAAAATATATTGATGGATAATCCATATAAACCTGCTAGTTTATATAGAAAATTTAACCCAAAGAAAACTGTAGCCGTATTTGTAGTTGGAAAGAAGGATAAGGGTAGATTATCAGGTGGTAAATATTTTCAAGATTATAAAAAGAATAAAAAAGATTTAAAAGGATTTAGTACACACGGATATGTTCTACAAGCACCACATATATCAGTAAATGTTGCTGGTAAAGAAATTAGTGGAACTACTATGAGAACTATTTTGGGAAATCCTGAAATAAAACCAAAACAACGACAATTATTGTTTAAAAAACTTTTTGGATATTGGAATGCTTCTGTTTATAAAATGATGACAGATAGGTTTGGTAAATTATATGAATATGTTGATAATAATTTAGATAAAGTACGGAATGAATTTCATATGTTGGTTGAGAGTAGTATTATGGCAGGTGCTCCCGTTGATGATGGACCACCTATATTTTATAATAGTTTTTCAGATTATAAAATAAATACTGAGAAGTGGATAAGAAAAACATTTGAAGATATTGGTTGGCAAATAATAGATTATATGATTAGTAAAAATGCGGAAGATCCTGGATGGGATTTAACATTAAAAACTAGCATTGTTCCTGCAGTATCATATGGTAAAACAGGTGGAAGTGAAAAAGAAGCTATTTCTAAATATAAACAACACGTTCAAGATAGAATTTTACAAAATTTGGGTTGGCAAATAGTACAATGGATGGGAATTAAAAATGATAATACTACTACGGGTGTTGATATAGGAATATCAAAAGTTTTACCTGGTACACATAATGCAGATAAGAATACAGATTTAAAAGAAAGTGTTAATTTAGATAAAGAAGTAGAATTTCTTCTTGAAGTAGATGGAATGTTGTTAGAAGAAGGAGTTAAGTTTAATAACTTTTTAAAAGATTGGGCTAAAAAAGGAAAACAACCATTAGATAAAGTTAGACAAACAATGATGAATAAAAATGCTTTTTCTGTTGCTAAATTAAATGATTTTAGTGTAGATAAAGTATTAGATGGTGCAAAAAAAGGTTTTAAGCAGTATCAAAAAATTATAAATTATGTTCCTGATAAAATAGCCGATAAATTACACCAAACTAAATTTGGGAAATCTAAAGAAAAACATTTGGCAAAACTTGATGATTATTTGAAAAATCATCCAAAACTAAAAAAAGTAATGGGTGTAGCAGCTGCAGCAGGTATAACTTATGCTTGGACTAAGATGACATTCATCGGAGATCCTGAGTATGATTTAGATTTATCATCAGCTGCATCAGCAGCCGCTATGGGTGAATATAGTATGCAAGATTTGTTTTCGGGAAAAATGGGAACTAAATTTTTAGTATTAACCGCAGTAGGTGCTACTACAGGTTTGACAGCACCTTATACAAAGATTTTAGGTAGTGCTGGAACTATGGCAGCAGGTGTTAGTTTTGGTGCATATAGAGCATATAAAGCACGTAAACAAAAGAAAGCAGGTGCTGAAAAGAAAGCAAAAACATCAGCACCCGATACAGTAAAGAATCCTAATCCAAAAGGAAGGAAGAAAACAGTTAATCGCCAAAGTGCAGTTAGGTGGGTAGCAAAGAATAAAGGAAATAAAGCAGCAAAAAAATATGCAAGTGGGTTATCCGAAATTAATTTAGATGATGAAGTTAATTTATTAATTGAAGGTGGAGCAGCAGGTCATATGAGTCATCCATTTGATGACAATCATTTAACTTTTGGTGATTTTAAAAATATTATAGATTTGAGTTTGAGTGGACAGTTGAATAGAGAAGATAACGTTACAGAGAAACTTGATGGACAAAACTTAATGGTGAGTTGGATAGGTGGTAAGTTAAGAGCAGCTAGAAATAAAGGAAATTTACAGAATTTTGGTGCTAGTTCTCTTGATATAAATGGTATGGCTTCTAAATTTGCAGGTAGGGGTAATATAAAAGATGCTTTTGTATTTGCTATGAAAGATTTAGAAAAGGCAATAGGTTCATTGAGTGATAAACAGAAAGAAAAAGTATTTGGTAATGGTAATAAATGGATGAATTTAGAAGTGATTTATCCTAAAGCACCAAGAATTATAGATTATGATGTTTCTGAACTATTTTTTCATGGAAGTATTGAGATAGATGAAAGTGGTAGAACTATATCTCAAGTAAAAGGTAGTGCAAGAATGTTAGAAGGTATGATTAGACAGGTAAACCAGCACGTACAAAGAAAATTTAAAATATCAAAACCAATTGCATTAAGTTTACCAAAAGTGCAAAATTATTCAAAAAGAAAAAAATATTTTTTATCTAAGTTGAGAAAGTTACAGACTATTTATAAACTAAAGGATAATGATACTTTAGGTATGTATCATGAGATGTATTGGAGAGAGTATATCTTTAATGGTGCAAAACAACATAAATATAAGATATCAAGACCAGTTTTAGAGTCATTAGTAAGAAGGTGGGCTTATTTAGATAAGTCATTCAGATTGGATAATAAAAATATAGAAAATGATAAGTTTTTAAGTTGGGCAAAAGGAGTTGACAAGTTTAATTTGAAAAAGTTACAAGAAGACCATATAAAACCATTTGAATTGTTGTTTTTAGAGTTAGGTGCTGAGATTTTAAAGAATTTGGAAGGATTTTTGGCAGTAAATCCGAAAAGCGCCGCTAAAAAATTGAAAAATGAGTTAGGAAAAGCAGTTTCTGTATTAAAATCATCAAAAGATATAAAAAAATTAAATGTATTAAAGAAAAATTTAGAAAAAATCAATTCTTTAGGTGGATCGTCTGCAATAGTTCCATCAGAGGGTTTAGTTTTTAAATATAAAGGTAAAATGTATAAATTTACGGGCTTATTTGCACCTGTAAATCAAATATTGGGCGCAATGAAGTTTGTGAGGTAATATGGCTAATAGAGAATCAGAAAGACAAGATAAGGCTATGAAAGCTGTTTTACGAGGAGAAACTCCTGAAAAAAGAGTGATGGTTGGGTATGAACCCGAAAAAAAATCATCAAGTAACGGAAAAACGGTAGAAAGTCATCTAACAGAGATAATGAAAGATGTTAGAATGCCCTGGTTTTGTCCAGAGTGTGATAAGACAATGAAGATAAAACTTGATAATAAGTTTTGGAGATTATTTGGACATTGTTTTGATTGTCAAGTAAAAATTGAAACTCAACTTCGTATTGAGGGAAAATATGAAGAATGGGCAGAAAATAAGATTAAAGAAAACCAAAAGTCATATTATAGGGATATGTTACAATCATTGGCAGAATGGAAGGAAAATGCTTCCAAAGTAGAATTTTTAGAAGAAGTTGGTGCACTTGAACTTGAAATGGAGAGTGAAAGATGGAAAACACCACAAGAAAACATAGATAAAATAGCTGATGAGGCTGAAGAGTTCATCAGAAAACAACTAAAAGAATTAGAATAACTATTTATATATATGACAGAAAATAAACTCTTAAATAGGAGATTAAAATGGCTATAAATGACCATCCAAGTGATTATACTCAATTTCAAAAATTTGGACATCCTGGAAAATATCGTTCATTAAAGATAGTAAATAATGCAACGGGAAGTTTCACAGGTTCAGATTATGGAGCAGGTGGACTTATTGTAGGAGAAGCATCAACAACTGGACACGCTGATTTATCAGGTGGTGGAAGAGTAAATCTTGCACACTTGACAGTTGGAACACAGTATGATTTTTCACTAAAAGAAGTGGCTTGTAACGCAAAAGCAGTATATGTACTTATACGTAATCCAAAGCTTGCATAATGGATAAAAACTATAAAGATATTATAAAGAAGGAATATATAAAATGTGCACAAGATCCCGTGTATTTTTTAAAGAAGTATTCTTATATTCAACACCCAATACGAGGTAAGATACCATTTCATCTTTATGATTTTCAAGAGAAGTCAGTAGAAGAGTTTAAAGAAAATAGATTTCAAATAATTCTTAAAGCCCGACAACTTGGTATATCTACTATTACTGCTGGCTACTCTTTATGGATGATGACTTTCCATTCAGACAAGAATATATTGGTTATTGCTACTAAACAAGATACTGCTAAAAATCTTGTAACAAAAATTAGAGTAATGCACGCAAATCTTCCAAGTTGGTTAAAACAACCATGTGTTGAAGATAATAAACTTTCATTACGATATAAGAATGGATCACAAGTAAAAGCAATTTCAAGTAGTGATGAAAGTGGTCGTTCAGAGGCATTGTCATTATTGATACTTGATGAGGCAGCGTTTATTGAAAAGATTGATAGTATATGGGCAGCTGCATCACAGACGTTATCTACAGGTGGACAATGTATAGCATTATCTACACCAAACGGTGTTGGTAATTGGTTTCACAGAACTTGGGTTGATGCAGAAGACGGATTGAATGATTTTAATTTTAGTAGATTACATTGGACATTACATCCTGAAAGAAATCAAGACTGGAGAGATGAACAAGATAAGTTATTAGGTCCTTCTCTTGCAGCTCAAGAATGTGATTGTGATTTTATCACTTCAGGGCAAAATGTTATTGATGGTTTAATTTTGGAAGAAATTAAAGAAAATATGATTGTAGATCCAATTGAAAAAAGAGGAGTAGATAGTAATGTTTGGGTATGGGAGCCGCCAAATTATACAAAAAATTATTTAGTATGTGCAGACGTTAGTAGAGGAGACTCTACAGACTACTCTGCTTTTCACGTTATTGAATTGGAAGAAGTAAAACAGGTAGCAGAATATAAAGGTAGAATATCTACAAGAGATTTTGGTAATATGTTAGTTAATATTTCTAATGAATATAATGAAGCATTACTTGTTGTGGAAAACAATAATATTGGTTGGGCAGCAATTCAACAAGTAATAGATAGGGAATATCCTAATTTATTTTATTCAAGTAAAGATTTAAAGTGGGTAGATGTTGAAAGACAGATTACTAATAAGCATTATAGAGAGGAAAAGAAAATGACTCCTGGTTTTACAATGTCTATGAAGACAAGACCATTAGTTATTGCTAAATTAGAAGAATTTTTTAGAGAAAAAGCTGTAAGTATTTATTCTCAACGGTTATTAGATGAATTATTTGTATTTATATACAATGGAAGTAAAGCAGAAGCAATGAGAGGATATAACGACGATTTGGTTATATCTTTTGGTATTGGTTTGTGGGTAAGAGAAACTGCTTTAAGATTAAAGGCACAGGGAATTGAATTACAGAGAAAAACTTTAGATAGCTTTCAATTAAATGAAGGCATATACACTCCAGAAGAAAATAGACCTGATTCTTGGGATTGGCACGTTGGCCCAGAGAAAGAAAAAGAGTCATTGGAGTGGTTAATTAACTAAGTGAGGTAAAAATGGCTGATAAATCATTATTTGGTAGACTACAAAGATTATTTTCTACAAACGTTATTGTTAGAAACGTTGGTGGTAGAAAATTAAAAGTTGCAGATACAGATAAAACTCAAATGATGGCAAGAAAAAACTTAATTGACAGATATACAAGATTGTATTCTGGTTATGGAGTTTCTGCTGTATCGGATGCCGTAGCAAAAAAAGCACAAAGAATAGGATTATTTAAAGATTATGAAACAATGGATAGTGATGGCATAATCTCATCAGCACTTGATATCTATGCAGATGAATCAACAATGAAATCTGAATATGGTAATGTTATAGAAATTAATAGTGATAATTCTAATATTAAAGAAATATTACATAATCTTTTTTATGATATATTGAATGTTGAATTTAATTTGTGGCCTTGGGTTCGTAATATGTGTAAATATGGAGATTTCTTTTTACAATTAGAAATTAATGAAAAATATGGTATTACAAATGTAAATCCAATGTCTGCATATGATGTTGTAAGAGTAGAAGGTATAGATGCAGAGAATCCACAACTTGTTAAATTCCACCTTGAACAGTCAGAAAATATACACGCTATGCAAAGTAGGATGCAGTTTGGTAAAGATAAACCATATGAACTTGAAAATTATGAAGTAGCACATTTCAGATTACTTTCAGATTCTAATTATCTTCCATATGGTAAGTCTATGATTGAACAAGGAAGAAAAGTATGGAAGCAGTTACAGTTGATGGAAGATGCTATGTTAATACACCGTATTATGAGAGCACCAGAAAAGAGAGTGTTTAGAGTAGATATAGGAAACATACCACCCGCTGAAGTTGATAACTATATGCAAAAAATCATCAATAAGATGAAGAAAGCGCCTATAATTGATAATACTACAGGTGATTATAATTTGAAATATAATGTTCAAAATGTTACGGAAGATTTTTTCTTGCCTGTACGTGGTGGAGATAGTGGAACACAAATTGATTCTTTGCCAGGATTGACTTATGAAGCAATAGAAGATATTGAATATCTTAAAAATAAAATGCTAGCAGCACTTCGTGTTCCAAAAGCATTTCTTGGATATGAAGAAGGACTTGGTAGTAAAGCTACACTTGCAGCAGAAGATGTAAGGTTTGCAAGAACGATTGAAAGAATCCAAAGAATTACTGTATCTGAATTGACGAAAATTGCAATAGTTCATTTATATGCACAAGGATTTACAGATGAAGAACTTGTAAACTTTGAATTAAATCTTACAAATCCATCTACAATTTATGAAACTGAAAAAGTTGAGTTGTGGAATAGTAAAACTACATTAGCTTCGTCTATGATACAAGATGGTTTAGTTTCTACAGAGTGGATTTATAAGAATATATTTAATTTTACGGATAAAGAAATTAAAGAAATGGATAATGAAATTGTATTTGATTACAAACAGAAATTCAGACGATCACAGATAGAAAATGAGGGTAATGATCCTGCAAAGAGTGGTGAAGCACAAGGAACACCCTCAGATGCACAAGCGGGTAGGACAGGACACGAGTTGGATGATATAGGTGGTTCACCTCCAGGTGGTTGGAACGGTGCAGGAAGACCAAAAGAGGGTGGAAAATATGGAAAAGATAGTGGCGCAAGAGGTAGAGATCCAATAGGTAAGCATGATAGAAAAAAGAGTTATAGTCCGCATTTAGCACTTGCACATTTTGATGGATTAAAGAAAAATATGAAGAAATTCACCAAAAAGGATTATAAGTTAATAAATGAGGCTGAAATGATAGAAAACGAATATAAAGAAGAACTTGAGGAGTCTAAATTAAAGTAATTTTTCATATTTTTATATTTATATATGACACACTTTTTAATGATTGGAGCAATCTATGTTAAATAGAAAACTAGGGCATTCGAAGATAAAAAATGCTGGAATACTTTTTGAACTGTTAACAAGACAAATTACAGTAGATTTAATGGAGTCGGATAAATCTAAGGCAGTTGATATTTTAAAAAAATATTTTCATAATAAAACAGAATTGGGAAAAGAATATCAATTATATAAAGTTTTAGTTGAAAATAAATACAGTTCTGAATCGAGAGCAGAATCTTTGATTGATGCGGTTTTAGAGAGCAGAAAAAAATTAAATAATTCTACTATTAAAAAGGAAAAATATAATGCTATTAAAGAAATTAAAGAATGTTATGATATAGGAGACTTTTTTAATGCACGAATTCCTAATTATAAAGTTTTAGCATCAATATATAATGTGTTTCAAACTCAAGATAGTGTCCAGCCTGAATTGTATGTTAAATCAAAATATACTATTGTTGAAAATTTAACTATTAATTCAAAACCAGCTAAAAAGAATAAAACTTTTGAATACCTTAAAAAACAAGAAAAAGATTTAAGATTACTAGCATATTCAACTTTAGTAGATAAGTTCAATAAAAAATATAAAAATTTAAATAATGAACAAAAAACATTAATAAAAGAATATATCAATAATATTTCTAATACTAATAAATTAAGAGAGTATGTAAATACTGAAGTAGATAAAGTTAAAAAGTCATTAAAAAAACAAGTTCAAACTGTAGATGATAAAGTTACACAAATTAAATTAACAGAAGTTGTTAATCAAATTGATGGTTTGAAAAAAGGTAAAATTGTTTCTGATAAGCAGGTTGTTTCAATGATGAGGTATTACCAACTTATAGAGGAAATAGATCATGTCGCAAACAATTAAATTATCAAAACTTAAAGAAATTATTAGAGATCTTTTAACAAAAGAGTTAGAAGAGGCTTCTACAACTGTAACTGCTGGTGGTTCTTATATGACACCTGCCGCATTTACTGCTAAAGGAAAAGATAGACGAAAGAAAAATGCTAAACAAAGTGGATATGCTTTAGCAGAGGCTAAGTTTGCAGTCAAGTTTCAGTTAGGCAGTGAAATGGGTGATACGGCTACTATTATTGTTAATGCAGGTTCAGCAGGTGCTGCAAAAATGGTAGTTGCTAAACAACTTAAAGGTGGAGCTAAAAAAGTTGTTAGTGTCAAGAGA